TGTTCCGTTCCTTCGGCTTGTCGCATCTCAGGATCGGCTTCTATCTGAAACTGCCCGGTGGAGACCCGACCTTGGGGTATGCTTCCTTGCTTCACGGCATCGAGTACTTGACGATGACTCTCAGACAGTTCGGGTACAGTTACCTTAGGTTCTTGTACCGATTTCCTTAACTCTTGCAACGCGCTTCTCGCTGATGGGGCGTTTCGTTCACCGGGCTCGGCTCCTGCTGGACCTTCGTATATTTGATCCAACGTCATTAGCTTGCGTCCCTAATAGGTGCGCCTCCACCAGCCGCGAGGCTCTCTTCTGGTGCGGCCTCTGGGGGAGCACCACCTTCCATGAGAGCGACGAGTTCTGGTGGGAGCCCGCCTTCTGCGCCCATTGGAGGAGCGGCCCCTGCTGCGGCACCGCCCATAGCTAACTGCTGCTCAGCCATCTGCTGAGCTTGAACCTTCATAGCAACGTCTTCCTCGGGCATTAGAATCCTGTTGGGGAGCCCCAGACCGCGAACAAGTTCTTCCATAAGTTGTCTCGTATCGACATTTGGATCTTGTAGGAGCACGGGTAGAAGTTGCATGAGTGTCTCCGACATGACTGCCGGGTTGTTCTGCATCGGGCTGTAGCTGACCATTTCGAACTCGACATCGACGTCGGCAATCGTAGGTAGAGTTACCTCCATCCACTTTCTGTTGCCGGTAACCTTGATCATCTTCTCGCCCCGCATGTATTTCTGTGTGAGGTAGAAGCACTTGGACGCGACGTCTTCGAGCGCATCATTGATATGACCTTCTCGGGTAGCCAGTCGGTTCTTCATCTGTGCGTCGATGATTGCCATTTCTGTTGCGGTACGAGCGCCGACTACTTGCCCACGAGCAGCTTCAGCCAACGCACTAATAAATGCTGCGTCGTCTTCTTGTCGAGCGATGAACTCCTTTACTGCGGCAGGGTTCTGCGGCATAGGCATGTCGTAGAAGAGGGAGCCCAAGGAACGTAGGGCTTCGGCATTCTGTGGTGCGATACCTACGAATGACCCGGCAGATGCTTCGACTGCCTTGTTGAGGTCTTCCTCACTGATACGTCCAGAATCATAAATGATACGGGGGATCATCAGATAAGCGATACGCTTCATGTGCGTCAGCAAGTCGTTTACTGTTTCTTGCTGATTGAGTACCAACTGAACTTCACTCAGCCCCAAGCAATCAACGCCCGACTGGTTTAGGCTGAACATCGAATAAGGGACGTAGTCGATATCGTCCTCGAACACGACCTCATCGAGTTGCCGAACGTAATGCTGAACCTTGTTCGTCTCCAAGTTGTAGTACTCATAGACGGTGACCCATTCGAACGCGTCACGAACAGTATCAGAAGCGCTTTTCTGCCGGTCGCCCAAGATCCACTTCGGGTAGCGGTCGGGTTGAACATCTTCCAACTTCGCCTGGTATTTACCTGACTCGACACGAGCCTTGAACTCTGCGTAGGGAAGGACGGTAGCTTCGATCCAGTATCGGATATCGTCTACGTCTCGTACAGTAAGGTCGAAGAAGATCGTAGCTGGGTCACAGACTTTGATGACGGGTCGGTCTGCGTCAGCGTCCCAACCAGTCTTGAAGATCCCCCGCTTACAAAGAACCGCATCAATAAGAGACGTAGCTGCCCGTCTTCTCATACGGTTGCTTCGGAAGATGTACTCCAGTAGACCGTTGATCGCAGGAACTGATTCCTGGCTGCGTCGGTTCCGGGGCTGTGCAGCAACTTGAGGGTTTGGCCCAAGAAGCGCACTAATCGCCGTATCCGCGATTGCGTAGATTAGGTTCTTACTACAGAGGTGGAGGTTATTGGACTTGTCAGCCTCTCCTCCCTTGTTGACCCAGAAGTCACCTCGGTAGTATCTGCGAGCCTTATCGAAGTTTTCCTTCTCATGCTTTTCATAGAACCGTTTGTGTCGGTCAATCAGTTTGGACAGTTCGGGCATCTTGACCTCTTCGTCGGTTCTTTGCTTCCTTATATTCCTGCTCGATTTCAAGCAACTGTCTCGTCTGAGCAGGTCGACGTCTATCCTCCGGTATGGAGAGTAAACGTAGCAACTGCATCTTCCGGTACAGTGGCAGCATAATCAGGCTTCCTCGGCTTGTCGTCGTTCCAGTTCTCGCTGACGCATTTGCTGAATCTTCTTAGCGTATTCTTTTACGTCAGGTCTTTCATCAGTGTTCAGTGCTGCGGGCTCAGCCTTTGGTGCTTTACGAGTTCTTCTTGCCATAACTACATCCAATGTCTGGGTGGTGGTCGGAAGACACTCTTAGCGTCATCCTTGAGTTTCTTCTTATGTCTATCCAGATCGGCCACTGTAAGCTGACCCGGTGTTCTTTCTTGAGGCGCTTCGATATTAGCGCGAGTGAAGTGTCGGCGCGAGAGGATATCTGCAGCCATAACCGCTGTTCGCGCACGGTCGAAGTGATGCATGGTCCCGTCGAGACCGTGAGTACGTCTCTTACGGCTACCATCGTAGTTTACGAGTTGGTGCAGAAGACCTCGACTGAAGAGTTCGATGTCTCCTTCTCTAAGCATTTGCACCAATCGAGCTTCAGCTTCTTGAAGTCTTTTGGCGGTCGCATACCAGCCAGGGTGACTACGACTCGTCCATAGTAGGTTTCTCGTATTGTCGTCTTTAAGGACAGCGATACACGCCATGGCGTTCGACTCAACTGCAAGGAGCGCGTCGTTATAATAAGACTGAATAGCTTTAAGCCTCTGCGCGAAACGTCCGGGGTCTTCTCGATCTTCCCAGAAGGCAACCTCTTTACGCTCCAACGCATCCCATACGGTCAGAGCGCTCTTATCTCCACCCCCACCGAATCCTGCGGGGTCTGCCGTGATGAGGTACTTCGCGTTTGGTCGAGGCTTGGTAATGACGCAGCAACCAATAGAACTAATCGGAGGATCAGGTATCGCATTCGCCAGTGCGGGCTTTAGAACCTCGACAGGCATGATTGGTGCGAGGCTACCCAACCAACCGTCGTAGGGATCAGACGGATACTTGGCGCAGAATAAACGGTCATCACCTACGAACTCTGTGTTGAGGGCAGATCGACGGAACGCCATGTTGTCGTCGTCCATACCTTCATGTCGCGCCTTATAGGTCTTCTCTGCTTCAGTGAGAGTAATATTGGCGTTGGGGATACGACAACTGACGTCATCCCACCAGTCTAAGAACAGAGGGTGGAATCGGCTCTTACCTTCTAAGGCAGACTGCCACATCTGTTCATGGTGCGAACCAGCACGCCCAGGCGTCGACTCTAATATGACGCGGGCATTGGGTCGCTTGTTGACCGTAGGGAAGATGTTGATCGCAGCTTTCTTCTGCCACTGAGCCTCACCGAACTCTGTAATGACCAGACGGTCGATCGAACGACCAATAGCAGGGGAGCGTCCACCGGCTGTCAGGATCTTGATTCCTCCCCCGTGAGCAAAGTGCATCTGTGTCGTACCGGCTTTACGTCCCTTGGCTAAAGGCATACGCACATCTTCGGGTAGTCGATGATAAGCAAACAAGATCCGCTCGAAGATATCTTCTGCGGTGTCTTGTCGTTCCGCAATGAGCAGACCCTTTACACCGCTTAGGTACATGCAGTCGCGCAACAAGAGCATGACAGAGATCGTCGTGATCTTCGCCTGACGGAACTTATTTACGAGCACCCACCGATTGTCATGCACTGCTTTGAGGAGCTTCCTTTGAGTCTTGGTGGGATTCAAGTAACCAATACTTTCGTCCTCTCGGAGAATCTGACACATCGACACGAAGGCTTCGGGAGTAGAGAACAGAGCCTGTATTTTGCTCATGTTCAGTCCAGGGGCAGTCGCAAGATTAGACCCCTTGGGTAATGCAGATGACGTAATAGGCACGAAGTTCCTCCTGCGGTTATGCTATCATGACACCGTATCTACAGCGAGAAGTCATGAGTATTGGATCCGATATTGCGGCAGTGACTCGTCCCTCTCTGAAACCAGCGAGAGAGCCCTCGGATGTCGAGAAAGAACGCAGGAATAAGTTGAGGCAAGTTCTGGGAAGTAAGAAGAGACAGAACAATCCTGCGGGGGTAATCCCTAAGGGTAAAATGTATACACCCTGACCAGTTAGTGTAGGTATTTTAGCTAAAACACTTGCAAACCTAAACGTAGCGTCGTAGATTTTCCGTAGCACCCATCGTGTTGCCGGGTAGCTCGACGTAGAGTCCGGCGCGAAGACACAGGGCAGGCAACCAAGGTTTAGGTCTCAACTACGTTGATCATTACGCATAAAGGTGTTTTATGTCCATTTCTACCGAAGTACTGAATACTACCTTCGCCGACCTACGTGGTCCGTTGGTAAATTCTTTCGTTCGGAGCAATGAACTGTTCGACGCACTGGATGCCAAGGCTCGGATGCCCATGGAAAGTGGTTCGTTTATCGAACGTACTTTCACTGGTGGTGCTCCTGCTCGC